AGTGTAGCCGCGTAGTACAGAGCCGTGAAGTCCCATGTGGTCATTTTCGTTAGTCTCCTTGTCTTTGAAGTTACATTACCTTTGGCAAACCGCGTACATAACAGCCCGCATCATCCGATTCCGTTTTCCTCCGCCTGCCTTCCAGATCATAGGGCAAGACATTCTTTCCGGAAGGAATAATATTGTAGGCTGAGTTATTACTATGGATATGGTATTCGGGATTCGTCTTGCTGGAGTCCCCGGTATATTCCGTACCATCATGCACAAAGGTTAAAGTGGCCGTATCATAGGCCGTAGAGTAGAGACCTAGTGAATCTCCGAACCATTCCGTCCCGCCCGACGAATCCTTAAATACATTGCTATAGAAACCTACGTCGTGTAACACTGACCAACTGCCCGTTCTGGCAGGGTTAGCCATTGTCCACGTTCCGCACGTAGTAGCGCAGTCACCAGTTAAACCAGACGAATCATAGTCGAGCACAAAAGAGTTTGTGGCCTTAGACGAAACAGTGTAAGAGTTGCCGTTCATTGCAGCCCACTCACCAGTTAGCCCTTGAATATAGACGATATATCCATTCGTCAGCCCGTTAGCGTTGCATGTTACAGTTGTCGTAGCACCCCTGGCTAATCCAGTCATAGCCTTACCCGCAACGTAGGAAAATGTATCAACTTTGGTGTTTACATTATGGCCGATTACATTACCGAAAAAATGATAGTTAGTGTGCAGGTGAGACGTTGATCCCATCTCATTGTAAGCATAGGAGAAACGGTTCCCCATGACTGTATTGTGCCACATAAGAGCATTATTAGAGGCACTTGGCGACATTATCGACCCAGCGTAATACACCCCATTGGCTGGCGCTTCTATCAGGTTTTGGATGAGAGCATATCCCGTGGACAGGTCGGTTGAATCAAAATTCCAACCCTGTGTCGTGGCGCCCACCATGCTATTAAACGCCCATATGCCATTATCATTAGTGTTAAGCCCATACGTGTTGCCAGTCTTCGTAGATGTGCCGATGGGGTATAACTGGCTATTACCTAATGCACAATATGGCTGTGCGCTCACTATCGCCGTCATGTTATTACCACGCAATAATCTATACGCTTGTTTGTTGGTACTATATGGGACGAATGCAACGCCATAACTGCCTGAGTTGTTGGTTACATAAGTATAGCCAATGCTCGACAAGTAGGCACCCCCTGAATTTACCCAATTAAAATAATCAATCCATAGATGTGTAGATGCAGCACCCGCTAATTCGAGTACAGACGAACTGTTCATAGTAATATTACGGACGCATATTTTTGTGTTGGCCGGTAAATACTGGCCTGATGTATGGCTGTTTATTACGACGCTGGTCGTATCAGCGCACGGGTACGACCCGCAAATCGCATTAACAGGCTGGATAGTAACCCACGTATTTGTAGCTGCGGCTGCCGTTGCCCACGCCACACCAGGATGTGCATGATTTCCGGCTATCAACAGGATTGTCCCCCCTGCTACATCAGCATTGCCCGTCCCGCTGTGATTATCATTGTAGTCCTTAATGGCCTTTGATGCGTCACCTATGGTTTTCCATGATAAAGCCGTATTCCCGTTGTACGCCGTTTCCGCACTACAAAGGTCCCCGGTCATGGTGCCGACATTGGCATGGCCTGAACTCCATGTTGCGCCGTTCGTAGGGTCTACAACAGCACACCCGCCAAGTAATGTATTGGATTTATCATTGAGAAAAATGAAATCGGTTAGCCTTTCGTCTGGATCGGCATTTGCTGAAGAGTCCAGAATAGATGCAGCATCTCCTACCCACGGATAGGCTTTGAAATTGACCGTGATCTTATCCAGTGCGGTAAGTGTCGATAGATCAATGGTGGCCTTGTAAACCAAGACCTTGTTGCTTGACGCGCTCGGATAGTCGGAAACGGTCATGTCGTTGACCGTATAAGAGACAGAATGGGCGTGTTCGTCGGTGGCCGTGAAGACCACCGCCGCCAACGGCTTGCCCTCCTTGGCAAAACGATGGAAAATAGAGGCCTCCACATCGTAAGTTGGTGTTTTCACTTGCTCATACGGGGCTTTGGCCCACCTGCCGACAGAAGAGGGGTAAGCCAGTGTTGAATTATTGGTTACAGCAAGGTCGGTTACGGCATTACTGGCCGTCCCTCCGTCCCCTGCCGCTTCTGTATAGAATCCAGCCCCGACAGAAACAGTTATGTTCGTATCATCTTTATAGATGAAATCAGAAAGGGGGATCTGTACGGTAAGCGTGCCATCGGCTACCGCTTCCCGCGGGCTAGTCTCGTTAGGGTAAGCTTTGCGGACAGCTCCTGTTTTAGTCCCTAATTTGCCGTAGACCGGGCGTGTTGTCGTGCCTAGAACGGCGGAAGTATTATATCCTTCCGAGGTTACGGTCAGGACAACCTTTGCGTTTTCCGGGTCGCTGTTATTGGCATTCATGCCGAACGCATACGTGCCACCAGCCGATAGACCGCTTATATCGAGTTCCAGGATCCATCCATCACCAGGGGAAGCATTGGAAATACGAGCCGCTGTAATGTCGCCCGTCGCCCCAAAGCAAAGCAGAGGGATAAACAGTAACAAACAAACCATCAGGAAGATTCTTATCTTATTCATAGCACACCGTCAATTGAGTCACTACGCCGGTTACTGTACCGACTGTGAGATAGATCACATCACCCGTGGTCAGTGTGGCGGAGGAGATCGTTTCCGTATTTGCCCCGTTGGTATCTACTGTGAGTGCCGAATGAATGGCGGTAGAACCAGACCCGTCCGCGCCGGCATTATACAGCGTTGCTACTGCGCTCGTGCCCCCGTAGCAAATACCCCATATCTTCGTGACTGTCCGCGTACTGGCAATGTCGAAGAGCAAATGCGTGTCTGACGCGGATGGGTTAGTGACAATCTTGCAGACCTTGCCAGACACAGCAGAAGCAGAGGACCCGCCACCGCCGCCGTGAATGCCCTCACCTGCCAACTGACCGTATGAGAATGGCGGAGGTAATAAAGTTAAGGCAGTCAGTGAAACGACAATAGCCGCCAGGGGAATTACCATTATTATTTTTTTCATCTCTCCTCCTATGCAATCCGGTACGTGATAAAGGTATCCGTGTTTGCCCGTCTTGTCCGGAACGTGCCAGACGTAGAGAGCGCCACTACCGCATTCCCTACAATAGTATGCCCTGTGTTTGCTGTCAGAGTGATAGAAAGAGCGCCACTCAGGTTTATAATTGTCCAGTCAAAAGAGGCATTTTTTATGCTGGTAAACAGCGGTTCATCGTCGCAATCAGTCCCAAGAGGAAGTGTGTATGTTACTGGAGCCGGAGGTGTTGCCTGAATAATTCGCGTCAGGATTTCTGCTATTGTTAGAGTAGCAGAGATAGCAGTTGTAACTGTCGGTGCAGGCTGCAAAGTTTGAAATGGCCCGTCATCATTGAAGGTCAGAATCGGAGCAGATGAAGAATTCTTTAAGTGAAACTGTCCGTCAGTAGTATCAACAGTCAGCATCTTCTGAGCATTGTTGACAACTGCTCCAGTGGTAGTATCAATTACCCGCATGACAAGGTTGACGCTCGTTCCACTCTGCTCTTCAATCGCTACGCTTTTTTCAAATTGGTGATGATATGTAGGTTCGGCATGATTTGTAGAGACGCTTGATAATGCGCCATAACGAGTCCTACCGCCGATCGTGTGACTAAACATCTGCTTTGTACTTGGATAGTTTCGGATAAGCGATAAATCATCAGCACCAGTCAGCCCTATGTCGTTCCCAAACTGCCAACGCGCATCGCCGTTTGTACGGAATAGCAGCCCCGACCTATTTCCCCTACCCTGAGTAGCGCCGAAGGTGCCGTTTAGCGGCCAGTTGCTATGAACATCAATAACTATGCCAGGATGATAGCCGCCCTCGACAAGAAATTCATTCCAAGGGCCAGATGAATTGCCATTCATGATAACTCTGCGTTTATAAACAACAGAATCATCAATAACATGCACGTTTTCTTTGAAGACCACGCCGGAAGCGTTCGCAATGGCATAATCAGTGCCAGTTACCCACGCTATTCCATAACCGTCTGTTGTGTCGTCGACCTCTTCCCACTTGCCAGCGGCTAAATCATCCGCAAACACTCCCGACGTATGAGAAATCAAGCAGCGGTAGGTTTTCGAATTAACCTGCACATGGTCTTGAGTCTTAATGAGATACTTACAGCGTGGTGGAACATAGACCCATCCGCCAGTCAAAGCAGTGGCCGAATAGACGGCATCAATGGCCTTCTGGACAGAAGCAGCGTTATCCGTAGAATAATCTAAGGTGGCACCCCACCACCGTACATCGGCATAAGTAAGCCCCGCTACACTGCCATCGCCTGTAAACACCTGATACGGGCCAATCTCCGGCTGTTGACTAAAGGTAAGTGTCTTGCCAGAGGTGATTGAGTAAAGAACGCCTTTAGGTATATTCAAAGCCGTTGCGACTGCCGTGTCGGTCGCAATAGAATAAGTACCTAATACTATTTGATCTATGGCTACGTTATCCCATGTAGCTGATGTGTACCCGTCCTTTGACAAAACAATCTTAAACTTTTGATCGATGTCGTAATCAAAACGGCTTACCCAAAATTCAAAGGTTCCATCATCGCCGGAAGTAACGGAATTAACAGCCGTAGCACCTGCTAATGAAGTGTAAACAGAGGCAGCCGTCGTTGTACCAGCTAAATAGACGTTTGCCGTACCGCTTGATACGGGATTACCCGCCTTATCTCGAAAAGTTCCTTTATAATAACATCGCATTGACCGGGCTCTCCTTTTTAGAAATAAGCGGTTACAATTACAGTTGACGCACTTCCGGAAGCCGCATCAATAACCTTTGCCTGTTTCATCTCCTGAGGATCGTGAATGACATAAGAACCCGCAGCGGGGATGTTATGCCCTAACAATGCCGTCTGGTCTGGCGTAGAACCATCTATTGCCAACAGTGCGGTCTGGTCTTTGACAGACAAGAGAAGATGTTTCGCCATTAAACCTTTGTAGAGATATGAGTCTGACATTGGAGACGGTATAGTCCCGTCAATGTCGCCCACGTCCGTGTCAGCGCCGACCTTGATTTTTTCATCATCGGTAAAGTTTGTTCCGTTCCATGATTTAAACCTGAGTTTACCCGCTGCATTTCCCCCGCCTACCGTACCGGTTGCAACGGTAACGCTTTTCACAATTCCCGTGGCCCCGGAGGTTGCGCCAACAATCACATCTCCAGCCGCAAACGCATAATCACCGGAGTCATAGCCGATCTCGTATTCGGTGTATCTGATAACGCTGGTAGCAATGGCCGTGGCCGTATTGCCCGGTACGATCTTCTGTGACTGTAGCGGTATTCCTAAATAGTTCTGAACAAATGAACTCATATTACTCTCCCTCCCCCTTGTAATAAAAAAGGCGAACCAACCGTTTGTTTACACGGTTAATTCGCCTCAGTTTGTCTGATAGCGGCTATGTAATTAATTATTCATAGTCCTCGCTCAACTCTTCCGCCGCATCTATGAACCGTCGTGGCGGCCTATTGCCCCAAATTTTTTGGGGTGGTCTTAAAATGATAGTATATCTATCAAGCCCTTCGGCTTCCATTTTTGAATTCCATTTGTCAACTTCTTCTTCTACCCTTCCAATAGCCTTATCATCTTCTGCAATGATAGCATTCGCGTATCTGTTTCTATATCCTTCTTGTTTGGCGTTAATAAAATTCAACATACCATAGTATGCTTTATTAGCATCTTGTATCTTAGCTATTTTCAATGGGTTAAAGCCGAATGCTTTTAATGTAGACTCCAATTTATTCAATTTTACGGGCGTTTCGTCAATATCTCCAGGATAAGAAATACGCTTGCCTGTTGCCGTATAAACCCCTTCTTCTTGCATACGCTTTCCTGCCAATGCATTGGCGGCAAAACGCGGCAAAATAGACTCCAGCGCCATTCCAGAATTGCCGCTTGCAATAGCCTTTATAGCCTTAGCGGGGTCTTCGACAAACATTGACCAAGGAGCGCCTAAAATTGTGGACATCGGATCACTATCTTTTACCATCGGCAATTCAACACTAAATGAACCACTTAAATCTATCCCCGCTATCCCTGCTGCTCCATAAGTGATTAAATCCTTATACTTATCTCCCGCATATTTGCGGGCGTCGGCAAACAAATCTCGCCCTGTTGATTTGCCATAAGCCAGGTTTAAAGTTCCAATAAAGGGCAGCGCTTTTAATCCGGCTATCCCTACCTGAGCAGCCATACTTCTAACAAATGCCTGATAGCCTCTGCCACCTGCACGCAACATATAACCCCATAATTGGAAAAGATTATGGTTAAAAGACTGCAAAGAATATGCTGCCCTACCTATCTTGTTTGCCGGGGCACCCCTTAACGGTTCCGGTAGATTTCCTTTCCCATACATAAAGTGTGCATCATTAACCACATCTTCGGAAAATTTGAGTGCTGTTTCGTAATTGGCTTTCTGGCCTTTGGATAATCCATAGCGGGCAAGAGTTTTGCTATTAGTAATCTGCCCCCTTTTCGCTACACGATATGCAGTCAAGCCTAATGAAACGCGGTTAAACCGTTCTGGAACTGACATGGTAAGCCCTAAAATATCCATTGTTGCGTTAGTCGCATCCGACACCATCCCGAAACCATCAATGCGTCCCTGCATCTCGCGTACTAATTTCGCATCAGTCGTTCCAGATAAGAATAAATCCCGAATTAACTGTTGCTCGTCGTCCGGTAAAAATTTCTTTCCAGTCAAAACATTAGCAATATCAGAACTCGCACCTTTCAGATATTTAGAACCTGCAAAGTTTGTTTCCATTGATAAACGCGGGATGCCAGTAACAATATTCTGCGTAAGGTTTACCGCCCCTGTTTTGACAACACCGACGATATTCTTCATATAGACAGTCGCCCTGATACCGTCAACAATCTTGTCCACATTATCAGAGTTGGCCATTACGTCGCGTATATACCGGCTGGCATAGGAATATTGAGATGGGTCTTTCAAACCTTTTATATCATAAAGTATTTTAGAAAAATCCTTAGCCGCATCCATCTTGGTAAGCCAGCCATGAAGACCAGACTTATAATCATGCAATACACGTTGAATGTCTTGCATTTCATACCCAGGGATGTCTCTGGATGCCATCATTCTCTGACCGAAACCACGGGTTTTAATAATATCGGCCACGGCTTTAGGCATAGCCGCTTCAAATGCTTCCTTTGCTGCCTGATCTCCTATTCTTGCGCTTGCCGCTTCAAATATCTGCTGCATAGCATCTATTGGAATTGGATATGCAAACACTTCCTCAGGCAATCTATTTACTGGCGTAACTTCCCAAACCTTAATATCAGGGTTTGCAAGTTGTGCCCTTTTCAAGACCCGTTTTACTGTTCCGCTATTTACATTAAAAGCGTTAATGTGTTGTCTGTAAAGTGATTCTTCCGCTCCTTGTGTAGATAATCCTCTTATGGCAATGTTGCCATATCGCATTTTGGGGAAATAATTAGGTTTGGCATTTACCCAACTAAGAAAGTCCTGTATCGTTTCCGGTGGCACATTCTCTGCTTGCCTTAGATTTTCCTTTATTATCAGTAAATTCTGGTCAAGAGATTTACGAATATCCGTAAGAACATCTGCCACGCTATTATTGTAATGGTTGTTCAAATAGGCATGCAGTTCTTCGTAGTGCCTTGGGTTAACTGTAAAGTCCTTGTTGAAAGCTGTTGTTTTTGTTACTTTTTTACCGTTAATATCCCATATGGCCTTCCGAATGTCGTTTAAGTCTTTCCCTTTTAGTTTCATAAAACGAGAGACTTGCTCAATATCTTGCCTGTATTGGGAAAGCCTTGCCGATTCCCTTATCTGCTCGCGTTCGACAGCTCTTGCTACATGATTCCATCTTTTCCCTATCCAATAAGGATTTCCCCATATGCGTTCAATAATTTTCATCTGCTTAGGATTATTTATTATTGTAACCACACCATCGGGTAAAGGAATATTTTTGCTGGTTTTTTCAATACTTTTTAAGGCCGATGATCTCTCAATCTGACCGTCGGCAACATATTGCTCATGTCTATTTATGGTGCGTGCGATAACTTCAGGCGTTGCCCCGTGTTCTTTCATGTAGGTAGCAATATCCTTGCCTACTGCCTTTGCATCTGCTGAAATACGTTCTATGGCGGCTATTTGATCATCAGTTAATTTCTTGCCGGAAATAGAACCGCGTTCTTTGTCTCCTATTACGGTTTTTACATCAGTAATAAAATCAGAGACAGTGCGTTCCGTCCCCGGAATCTCTACGTTCTTGGCCTTTTCCCTTGCCGGTTTCCAGTCTCCCATGTTTTTGGGAATGTTGGGGTTAGCAAGATTAAAGTTTTCTGTCTCGCTGAATCCTTCAAGCGTTCCTGACTCTTCGGAGAAAGGTTTAAATTCAGTTGATTCTTGTGGTTCTACGGTCTGTTTATTAATAGCATCAAAACTAACCGTATCATCTGGTGAAATCTTATGAGTAACGCCATCCTTCAACGTAACATATCCATCGCCGTCTATCTTTGTGGCTGTGAATTCCTCGCCCTTAATAATAAACTTATCGCCCTTGTCGATGTAAGACGTTCCCGGCTTTATCAGGTTCGGTTCCTTCATATCTCCAACGGAAGGTAGTGGTTCCGTTTGCGGTAAATTTGTTGCTTTCCCCTCCTTCATAAACTTCCTTATTGCAATTTTATCCTCTGCTGTTCTCAGAAAAGAAGGGGTATCAATAATACGTTGAATCTCCGCGCTTAATGCACTCCTCGTTAACTCTTCGGGATCAATATATACGTCCGGGTTTACTTCGATAGGTTTAATTTCCTGTGTTCCCGCGTATGGTTTCCCAAACATGCCTATGCGAGAATCTTCGCTGGCTTGTTTTAACCCTGCCTTTGTAGATTCAAGTGATTTCTCCTTAATTAAATCCGCATATGTCCCAGCCTTTCCTTGTCTTCCAGCCAATTCAATAACCCTATTAGAGAACTCACGATTAGCATCGGCGTATTCCTGAGTCGGTAGAGGATTCTTGCCGAATGATTCACGGCTCGCCATGTCATTAACTAAATCCGCATATGTCCCCCGTGGGCCTTCCTTGCCAGCCAGTGATTCAACCTTCTGTATCCACTCCTGCGCCGTTTCATTGGCCTGGCTAAGCGCATTCTGCGCCCATTGTTCAGCTTGTGGAGTCTTGCTTTTCATCTCCATGATCTGCAAGGCTTTTTGCACTTTATTTTTATTAACGGCATATTCCAAATCCGGCATTCCATGTAGTTTTGCCTCTTTTGTAATAATGCCATATGCTACTTTCGGAGTAACGCCCATTGTTCTTGACAGCGAACGGATTGCACTTGAAAACTGGACACCTAACCCTATTGTTTCTAATCCAGCCCATGAAACAGCAGATATGCCAAGTTCTTTTGCTGTCGGGATTTCTCCTTGTATGCCTTTTTCCGCTGTGGTATAAGCGGCACCAAGTACCGCGCCGGAGCCTACCGCCGCTAATGGTTCGGCTAATCTTGAGCCTTTTAAAAGTGTTTTGGCCGCCTTCGCTGCTATTGGTTTGACAAGTTTAAAACCTGCGCTAATAGGTACCGCTGCACCAACAAATTCGCCCACGCCTCTTGAAAAAGAAGGTATATTTTCATACTTATCATCTTCATCAGACGGGGCACCTGTTACCGCTTGCCTGAGTTTATCCGCACCTTCTCTTACCTTTTCAGTAAGACCTAATGAAGCTCCTGCAGCCAAGACGCGAGGTACTCCCTCAATTGTTTTACCGAGAGCATATAGATTCTGGTGTGCCGCCTCAAACGGTGCTTTTTGCTGTAACGTAGCAAAAAAGTTTGTTTTTACTTTCCGCTTCACATCGTCCGGCTGTGTTTGAAACTCATAGTCTGAAGCAATATTTTTCCTGAAGTAATTAACAGCCACTTGCGCCCTTACTTGTGCTGTTTGTTGCTGAAAATCAGGATCAGATATAATATCTTCCCAAGCCATTAGCTGTGCATCCTTTTAATAATAGTTCTTCCAACTATCCGTTTTACCAGATGGTTCCCTGCCTGGTTTCGGTGATTGTGCGACACCACTACCACCGCCATTCATACGTGCTTCTATCTCTTTGGTAGACATACCCATATTCAACTTTGCCCTGTATTTTTGATATAAATCTAAAGATGTTGCTGGCAACCCACGCCTTGCACGGTCTGCATTGAACTCTTTAAAAGTTAAAGCCTCTTGTGATATTTTTTCCTTACCTGCCGATATTCCCGCCGCCCTTAGCCTTGTTGCGTTTACTTCAGATGCCCGTTTGTTTTCCTGATCTTGCCTGTACCCTTCCACCGCCAGTTGCCTTGCCATTTCTGCCTGTTCTTTAGCAAGTTGTACCTGTACTTCTTTCTGTGTCCCTATAAGATTGCCAATCTGTTTTTTCACATTCATCTGCTTCTGCAACAGTGGAGTAAGCGTCTTTTCATCAACCTTACCCGATTCCTGCAATTGCGTTATTTGTTTACCTATATCAATGCTTTGGTTTTGCAAATCGGTGAAGGCACTATCGACCACCGTTTTCATAAAATCCGTTTTTGTTTGGGTAAGTTGCTTAATGTAGTTAACAGCTTTATTTGTGACATATAATTCACCATCCGGCATTTCCTGTACTTCATGGCCTGCCTCTTTCAGCGTTTTGACATATGTGCTTTTGAGGGTAGGAAGATTATGGATGTGTGGTGCCACCAACGAAACGGCTACAAAGGCGTTATCCTCTTTTTCCTTCTGCTGCCTATCTTTTTCGGCATATTCCCAAGCTTTCTTTTCCCTGTCAGCTTGATCTGTTAGAACGCCGATCCTCTTATCCTCTAATGCCAATCGTGATTTAGATTCGGACTCCAAAGCCCTCTGGTGCTGCGCGTGTTGCTGTAGTTGTGCAAAATTTAAGGCAGTATTAAGGATATTCCCTGTTGTCTGATTCAACCCCTGCCATACGCCAACGTCGCTCATATCCAACCCCTCCTACAATATATAACTTGCCTTCTATTTGCTAACACTGCACAGCATCCCTTTCAATAACCGTATCATGCTCTTTGATTTCTACATCAGGCGCATATAGTGCGCAAAGAACTCTGGAAAAATTAAGATAGTATGTATAAGCTTCTTCCATCTCTCCTTTTTTGACCAGTGCTGTTACAGGCAAGACGAAATCTCTTTTCAACGCTTCGTACATTTTTTGCCAATGTTCAGGAGGCGTGACTTTCTCCATCCCCTCAACAATCTTCTTCCCTTCGTCAAGATACCAATGCAACCAACCAGCGTGATTTCTGAGGCTGAACTTACGGAGTTCAAATAACGCTGTCTGATCTTCCTTATCAATGCCGATGGCGTTAGCCACTGCCGTACAAATCCATGTGCCACCAGAAATAGCCCCCACTATGCCCCCTATGACCGCGCCTACCGCCGTGCCAATACCGGGGACAATAGACCCTACCGCAGCTCCAGCCGCAGCGCCACCGGCTGCGCCACCGACTACTCTCCTCTCGCGTTGCCCACCAACCCCAATACTATCCCCGATTTTTTCCCCCAAGCTACTACCGATTGCTCCACCAACGGCACCAGCTCCAACGGCTGGGGCATACGTAGCCGCCGTTCCTAACATTCCAGAAGAAACGCCTGCCTCTGACGTGCCTACAGCCGTGGTGGGCGTAGCTACAGCCGTGGTCGCGGTTGTGGCCTCTGCTGTTGCTAATCCTGTGCCGCTATCTATCAAAGCAGGGTTTACTAATGTTGTCCCCTCCATAGCTGCGGCTGTGCCACCGCCTGTTTCGGCCAAACCAGAAGCAAAGGCCGGGTTTGCGGTTGTCGTGCCGCCAGAAAGTGCAAGCCCGTTAGCAGGAGCACCAGGAGTTAAGGAAGCTCCCGTCCCTAAAGATGGCGCCACCGCCGGCGTAGTAGTCGTCGTCAGTGGTGCTGCTTTCGTGCCCCACCATCCAGCGTTCTTTCCCGTCATGTAAAGCATAGGCCCGCCCATCGCTACATTACCAATAGTACCAGTAATGCCTGCCTGCCTATTAGCTGAGATTTGTTCCCCTGCCCGCTCGTTAGCTAAAGTGTTTTGCCTGATAGTCTCGTCCAAAGATGCCCTTGATATAGCAAGTTGAGCAAGTTGATCATTCTTATCATACTTCAAGGCCAGTTCTTCTGATGCCAGTTGGTAAGCAGGATCAATAGCATATTGACGCCCCAATGCCTTACGCTGTCCAAATTTAACAGTCATCTTTAATCCTCCCTCACTATTTCATACGTCAAAACAATAGCCAGCGGTTCAAACCCTATCGTTTCATCATTCGTTGTTATGGTAAATTTAAGGGAATGTAGTAATGCGTTAAGTCTATGTGTAAAAGCTGGCATTGCCACACGATACCCACTCTTCAAAGGAGACATAGCTTTTGCTGTTGCGCCCGTTGTGCAAGTGTCAGCATAATGGGTGCATGAAATACTGTTTGCCGTGGTAGTTTTTGCTTTAGTAAGCAACTTTACGGATTTCAGCCTTGTTTCATAAGCAAGATCGGTCAGCGGCGTATCTCCTGTTTGCACAGTGTGTATAATGTCATTCCCATCAAAGTCCGTACCGTATTCAAGGCGTTCCATATAACCGGTGTCGAGGAATCCATAACAGTAAGGGTTCCCGTCCGTATCGCGAACCAGGACTCCACATTGCAGGTCAACGGTACGATCAATGACAAACCACTTATTACGGTGGATATCATAGACCAATTCAGTATTTAAAGATGTAGCAGACGAACCGGAAGCCACCAAAAGATGGTATTCGTTATTTACCGGATCAATAAACCCTACTGAATCCCCAATCATTGACGCCTTGATACATCGTGAATCCGTAGGATCAAAATAAGCGGCAATATCATAGTGAATAGGGATAGGTGCGCGTCCGTCAGACATATAGATGCCGTTCGTTCCCTGCCATATGGCAAGACAGCGGTTCAAACCGGCTCCAGGTTCCGTTGAAAGATTGATCGTTTTCAGAGACAACGGAGCGGGGCACCCGATAAATGCCGACAATAAGAATGTGTTTCCAGCCCAAGCTGCTATATCTGTCCCTGCTATAATCCATGTCTCAGTATCCTTGAACATCAGAATTAAGGAGTACATGGAAGACCCAAACTGGCTAAACAATTCAGTACCGCAAGTAAGCTCCCCCTCCTCGCCAAAATACAGGTCTACTGAATCAGAACTGTTATATACTTGCGGCATGTATTGTGCGGATACAATTGCCATGTTTTTCTTACCTGCCATATCACAGCACAGTAGCACGCGCCCTTGTGCAAAGACAGGGAATTTATAATGGCTTATTGTTTCTGGTGCCGGCATTCCAGATACGTAATCCAGCCTTACACTTGCCGCTAAATCCTGATCGAATTTTACTCTATAGTAATATAATGGTACTGAATTTGCTTATTGTTTTTTTTGTTCACTTGCCAATGATGTATTATTCCATGACGTGACACCGGATTTTGCAAATGAAACGCCTGCTGTGGCCGTTCCGTCCATAACCGTGCCTACTGAGGCATAGGCTGACCCATTCCAGTAATCTATAGCTACTGCTGCACCGTGGCTGTTAACATTGCCCGTGGGGAGCACAAAATATAAACCGGTCTGTTTCTCGGCAAAACCAATCTCCATGTATTGAGTAGTCGCCACCAGTGAAGCAAGGCTTACATAGGTAGAGGCAGTAGATGTCTCGTGATCCTCATAAAGAACATTTGTGGTGTAATCTGCTTGCGCTCCGGTATAAAGATAAAACTGAGAAACATTGCGGTAAACACCATCCCATAGAGCAATGATAGGTTGGAACGGCATATCAATAGTAATGCAGTATATGCCAGCCGATCCTGCGCTTATCGTGAACTGATACCAATAGAGATAATAACCTTCCAAGTATTTCAACTTGGTAGTGGATACGGTGGAATCCCATGTAATAGTCCCTGTCTGCGCAAACGTCTTTCCACTTACCCTTGTTCCGTCAGAAGTTACTGTTAAAGCGTTCCAATCTCCGTCTGTAGATTCTTTAACGGTTAGAGTGTTGGCAGATGTATTTGCCGATGAAACATATACCGTTGCGCCTTGTATCGGTCTTACAGAACCGAGAAGAAACGTCAGGTAAGAACCGCCGCATGTAATGATATTGGCGCTGTCGGTCTTGGTATTGTTCATCTGGTCAGTATAATCTTTGGGATTCGTAGCAGTGTCGCTTGCTGCCGACAATGCCGCCGTTGATTGAATCACCGCGCCACAACTATGTTCCGACCCGCCCCATATACAAGCATCTACACCATTGCAATAAATCATATCGCCATTGGAAGCCTCAGAGAACCGGCCTCTCCCTGCACCTGCTGAATCAGTCCATAGTGCCGTTGCAGAATAATCGCCAGCAGTAGGAATGGCCGTGGTATTTTGCAATACCTGTGATGCTGTTAACCCAGTGTTATATACTTGAGTCAGAATATGACTTTCCGAGGGCTGCGATTTACGAAAATGAAAGGCGTTTCTTGTCTTCAGATAAGTAGACAAAGCTGTAGTATTGATCTTCGTCATGCCCTGCACAGCCCTTATATGTGTGTCCGCATATCGAAGATTAGTTAACGTTTGGTAATTATCGCCTATCATAGCAGGATCATCTGTTGACAATTTGCCAGCAAATAATATTGTTTTGTGGCGTATCTTCACATCAGCCATTAAATATAACTCCGGCTTCCTAAACTGCGTTTCATCATGTTGACTCTGATGGTTGGACGGCCTTGATTAAAGTTTTCCGTCTTGGCAGCTTTGCGGCATTCAGAATCAAAATATTGATAATATCTACTTCCATAATCAGGCTGTGAATCCCTGATTTTATAAAACCAGGCCGCACCCATTAGGATGCACATCTGGTATTGACGGTCTATGGGGTAAGCGCGGTATAAAGAATAAATGGGGTCTGGTTTTTGAACATAAGGCACATAAACGGTATAACCCGCTGTAGCCGGCGGCGGATCAAGATGGACCTGTTTTCTTCCTTGGGAGATAACCACATAGGCATCGGAAGAATCCCAATCGTTTTCTGTGCCTCCGAACATAGCCGTTACTAATGCAGACGATGAGGTAACAGAAATTACAATGCCATGCGCTCCGTCCGTTGTATTGTGTACATAGTCTCCAGCCTTCACATCTCCAAACGGAGCGGATGAATCATTTAAAACAGCCTCGCCATTACTTAGTGCACCTGCTGATGTAGCCGTACCTGTTAAAGACGTGTAAGGCGTTTCTTTTGTCCTGATTGTGAAATTATACGGCAAAGCCACTGACGTAGTAGAATTTGCAAGGTAAATGCCGTCATAATCCCTGCACGTAATCCAATTGTAGGCAGACCCATCATATATCTTTATAATAAGCTGATTCTTATCATTTTTAAGGTACAGGTTAAGGAAATCGGCATTAAGATCGTATGCTGCTTGGTCGGCTATCGTCGTTACGGATTGTGAAGTTTTAATCATCATCGTGCGTCGGCAGAACTCTACCGCCGCCTGATAAATGGCATCATAAGAAGTCTTGGAATCCAGGAATGACGATGTAGAACTATCTTCTAACAGGATTTGCGCTAAACCTTCCGTCAATGTTTTGCCATCCATTTAAGATGTTCTCCTTAATCTCTGCGGAGTGCCTCTGTATTTGAGCTTTCACCCAGTAATTTAGATGCGATTTTCCACACCTTTGCAGCGCCATCGCGTGTTACCATGTTCTTTGTGGAAATCTTCACATTGCACGCTTCGGCAAATTTACGCATTTCGGGGGACATCCGGATACAAGGTTCGGTCTTGCGCTTCAGTTCTTGCGCTGCATCAGCCAATCCCTTACGCATCTGGTCGCGGCTAAACATGGCTTCTGATATGGCATCTCCAAATTCTTCCCGTACTTTGTTTACTTTATCCTTATCCTTACCAATAATATTAGGTATGGAATTCTCCAATTCCTTTAACTGTTTTCTCTTATTTGCCAACCTATCTTTAGTAATAGCAACCTCTGACCGTGGCAAAAGGTCGTTATCAAGCTGGTACTCCATCCGGTTAACTTCTTCCTTGAGGTTTTCCGTCATGTGGGAAAAGTACCAACTCGGATAAGTAGAATGGACTTTACCCTTGTCGTTTAAATCAAGTGAACTAAATATCTGATATTTGTGTCCTAAATCCAGTTCGGTCGGATTAGTTTGAACTTGTTCCATAAATTCTCCTTTGTTTTAATTAAGGTGCGGATTACCCGCCACACCAGCGGGCTTAAAGGGTTAAGTAACTGTCACGCCAACTGCCATCGGTTTGTATCTAAGATAATGTTTCCATGTTCCCGTTGTCGAACCAGTGCCGATAACTATTGTAATTGTCCCCGGTTGCATCAGGATCTTGCTTGGCCCCGTGGCGTGAATCGTTGCTCCCTCTGTGGCAAGCAGTGCAGCCGTGTTTAATGCCGTAGTCTGTAACGTCACATGAGAGCCGGCACCTACCGATGCGAGAGACCCACTTGCGCCGGAAATAGTCACAGCCCCAAGTGTTGCGTGTGTGACGGAATATTGAAGTGTTGATGCAGTACCATCATTTGCGGTAACGCACTCTGACCAAAGCCCAACGATCTCAATTGGGCCACCGGCTACCGTGAATATCGTGTCACCGTTCACCATCACGGCTGTAGCAGATACCGCTACCCTCTCCTGCAGCGATTGCGTCCCAGCAGTAACAGCAGCTAAAACACCCTTGAGATAGGCAACTAAGGTTTTAGTTGTCCCAACTGTATAAACCGCAGCATCAGTCTTGATTCCGACAACATCCCGCATCGTGGTATTTGTCGTAGCATCGGCGGTAGGAACATCGAAATACCCATCGATCACATCAAGCTTTGCCTCTATATCCGTGGCTAAACTTGTCCCTATGAGTTCACCCGCCGTGGCGTCCGTTCCAGTGCCGTAACACTCAAACCACTGCATATCATTGTTAGCCGTAACGTAAGTTGTAGCGCTTGCTACTCTGAAATTACAGTTTTTAGCCTGTCCGGAAGAGGTAGCTTGAAGCAGAACACAGACAGTAGGAGATGCGCTTGCATTGTCGAGGCTTAGATTTTCAAGATAGGCATCCACCCAAGCTGTGCCATTTTCAATGATGCCCGTTCCAAAATCGCCGGTACATTTGATGTTTTTCAGAATTGGCCTTGTTGCGCCTGCAACCTGAATAAAAGATTGCTTCTGTGTGCCTGCCGCATCGCCGTCTATAAACTCAAAGCCGTCTATTTCCATGTCATCGGCATTCGCATCAGCTACCAAGCAGTCGGTGGTATTAATAGAGGTGCCATCCTGCCATGTAGCCCCGTACATCTTGAAACGAGCGGCATTAACATCAATAGGACCGGTCAACGCATCAATGCCTGCCACAAAACGAGGATTAATCAGCGTAATATCAGCCGCATCAACGTCTAAGTCAGCACCAACCGCCGTAGTGTAAGTGATGTAACCACGATTGTTGCCTTTACCTAAAAACTCAATTTCAATTCCTGCAACATCAAGGTCAAGCCCACCAGCCGCAATGACAGTTTCAACATGGCCTTCCTTAACCCAAATTTTATCTCCATTGTTTGCCGTACACTTCCCAACCGCTCCGTCAATGGTTTTAAATGGCTGATCAAATGTACCAGGGTTCCCGTCAGAAGCGTTTGTCGCGCCACTATCAACCCAGTATGTATTGCCGGTGTAAGGGCCGCTTGCCTGTCCAGGCAATACCGGAAAACCATAACTTGCAATCCCATGAGGGAAATTTGTAAGACCCATTGTTTATCTCCTTTTATCAGTAGTACCGCCCTGTCTCATGCAGTACCCAAGGGAATCTAACCCTTGCTTACACGGTTATAGTGTGCGCCCCCTCATCAGGAACGCACACCGTAAATAAAAAAAGGCGAACCAAGACCGTTATGATCTCAATTCGCCCTTACTCGTTAAGTAGCGGTTATGTAAGTATGTTAACTACACGTGCCTTCCAATCTTTTTCCCCAAACCATGAGTTTTAGCATGGCATGATTTACAGAGAAGAATTTGATTTTCTGGGGGTTACATTTGTCAATGGGGCAAGTGTTGACTATGAAACCGCTGAACCATAAATCCATCGCCACCCCTTAAAACCGCAACCACACCGGAAGTAACCGCTGAACTTCACCGCAAAGGTTTCAAAGTCTACCGTGGTCTTGGTCTCAAACGGGATACGGTCAATCCAAAGAAGGTCTTTCTTCATCATCTTGGAATCGACCAGAAACCAGTTGTTCGTGTCGTAATCGTCAAGGCGAAGATAAGGAACAACCTTGAATCGTCCCTGCTGTACATTCTTTGTGCCTTCACCAGAATACAGCCCCTTATCAGTCCCTACAATCTCCAAGGCGGTGTCGTAGAGGTTATCGGGGACAATCAAAGTATCCGGCTCAACAACAATTCTTTGACCGATATCGCCTTTGAAGCGCCGCATGGCGAGCCTTGCCGCTGCTACAGAAGTGGCACTTAAAGCATCAGACCCAGCGTTGTCAAACCCGCTTGATGTAGAAGCACCGGATTTGGTTGTGTGGCTATCAGAACAAAGGGCAACACCCTCTTCCGAATACTGGAAGGTCAAAGCAGAACTGAACGCATAGGCAAACATTTCTGCGCCAAAGGTTTCTCTTGTGCGCTGTGCCGCTTCGCCTAATGCACCAGCAGCGTCCTCCATGACGGCATACTTCTTATCGTCAAGAAACTTGCGTTCGAAGACAAGACCCTGTGCATATTCCTTCGGTTCAATCCTGTTAAGATAACCAGGAGAGATAGAACCGTACTGTAACTTTCCACTGAACGCTGAGAAGTTACCAACCGCACCCACGCTAAAGAACTCTTCCCATGCAGAATCAGAAGGAAGACTACGAAATATCTGTGGAATCATGCTCGGAAGTTCGTTCCACTCTTTTTCAGATACCTCCCTCAAACGAGTGTCAAGCAATCTTATGAAATTTTCACTAATTATCGGATTTCCCATTTATATCACCCCCCTTAGGCCCTTACGCCCGCAAACTGAACCGGGTTAATCTTGAAAATCGCGTATTCCTCGTTTGCTTTTTCAAGGTTGAGTTCCAAAACATCTATCCACGCGTAGTTAGTCGTAGTCACAGCCGCAGCGTTATTGAGGAACGCACAGGAAGTGGTGTCGAACATTGCGTAACAAGTACCCAAGGACACGTTTGCAGCTACGAAAGTGTCACCGATTGCAATGTCATAGGGAAAAGCCTGATAGAACGTATGGACTGTTGCTGATGTGTCGTAACTGACACGGTAAATGCCTTTGTTGGCACCTGACCGGCAATAGTGAGTGGCGTTATAGGCAACAGGAGTGAAGCCCACCGTGCTACCGGTATAGCCTAAACCAGTCGTTGAACCAGTAGTAACGGTGGAAACTGTACAGCCAGTGCCGTATGTGGTCGTAAAAATTGGAGCTTTCAGGACAGTATTAGGCCCAATAACGGCAACCTTCACCATCGGCAGAGGATCGCCCTTGCCGTGCATACCCTCTACGCCCCGATAGTTCCTGGCAAGCTGTGCCGCCTGAGTAGAAACGCCGGCAATGTAAGAACCCTTATAGGTGGAATTATAGGTTGGTTCGGCATCATTAGTGCCTACGACAACACCGAATGGAACCTGATCTGCGGTCGTGTCGGCAGTACCGGCAATATTCCATACCTTTACCCCTTCACAAGAAGCGGAATAACCCGCTACAACAATGCTGCCCTCGTACACCGTAGCTGCCGTAGTATTGTTGTAATCAACCGGCATCCAGATAGTACGGACAGGATTTTCAACTACTGTAATTCCCATGTTAAATCCTCCTTAAACGAAAAAAGGCGAACCAAAGCATTTCTGCTTCAATTCGCCTTCACTTGTTGAATAGCGTTATATGTTAACTACTTATAAATTTGTTACCCCACAAAAAGGACAACCGTGAGACACCTTTGGCATTCTCGGCGTATAATAGTCAGTATCCGCCGTGGCGTCCGCTCCGTTTTGGAGAATAATGCCTATGTTGTTAAGCGTATCCAAACCTAACAAGGGGCTGTTTCCAGAGTTGGCAACAGCGACACCGTATACAGGGAAATCTTCGCTGTAATTCCCGTCACGATCTGACGATCCTAAATCGCGTTCGGTATTAACGATATACCCGCAATTCCAACATCGGACATATTTGTTGCGTTCCTCAAAACTACCAGGAACGCGAATCGTCCTCTTCCGTTTAGGAAGCTTTGACTTAGAATATCTGGTATATCTACCTTGCTCCACCTGTACCTCTTAAATGGAATGGCATATCGCCTTTTAATGTAGCCTTTACGGTTTCAGGTTTCATGCCGGTATATTTCACAAACTCTAAAGCCTTTGCGTCGAGTTCCGGCATTTCATCTTTCGTGTTGTCCATGCGTGTTGATGTTGTTATCCCTGTTGCAAGGTCTGCTTTACCTTTGAATACAGTTTTGGGCGCGGCTACTTTCTTGGTAAGCAATGCGGCTTTCGCTTCTGCATAGTTTATACGTGCGTCTATAGCTGGGTTCCCGGTATGCCTCGCGTTATATGGCGAAGTTTCCGAACGGAGTTCTTGCATTATCTCAGCATGTAGATCATCGGATACTTTACCGTTTGTTTTTAAACGTTGCGTTTCGCCTAAATAACCCTTAGTGTACTGGACAGCCAACGCCTCATCATATTGAGCACCTAAAACATCCTCATACGCCTTAATCTTCCGAACATCGGCTGCAGTGGTGATTATCTCAGGCAACAACCCCTGTGAAATAGCGTTATTAAGTTGCTGGTCAATAAACGCGTCGCGGCCTACTTGCTGTGTCGGAATATAAGGCGCCTGCTGCTGTTGGTCATTGGGTTTAGTTGTGGCCTCCATTTTTTCCAAAATGGTTTGCAAATTGGCCTCAATGGTTTTCATCCTTCTACCAAGCCGAGATCGTTCACGATTGTCGGCGGGTTCCTCGAATGATTCCCCATCTTCTTCCTGTTCCAATGATTCAGAGTGTTCCTCTTGCCCTTCTTCTCCCATTACTGTTTCTTCGCTTGTTTCCTCTTTGGCTACCTGGTCGTTTTCCCACGCGGCACTCAGATCGGCATCGGTTACATTCTCGGTAACGGTCGTTTCTGCTGCGGGCGTAGTGTTCTCACCTTCTGCCATAAAATTATTCTCCTTTGATTTTATTTAGTTCCATCTCGTAGCGATTTATCTTGTCACACCATCTGAAAATCATATCCTTTACGGCCTTGTATTCGGCGCGGTCTGATTCAGTGGCGTTCAAGTCTGAAATCTTCTCTAATAGTTCCTCATGTTTTGTGTTCAGGTCTCGTATTAATTCTTTACCTAACGGCGAGTAAATGGCCTCCATGAAAGGCGCATACTTGCCAAGTACGGATAACGTTTGCGCCCCACGTTTACCCTTCTCTCTAAGAAAATTGATTACCTGATCTTGTGATACTTCCATTTATTGCATCCTCGTCATGGCTTCCTGCCCTGATACTGGGACCCCGTTTTGATTGCTTGTCATCCCTAATGGCATACCTCCGCCGCCTTCAGGGGTTCCGGTGTTACCCTGCCGCATGGCAGCCTGTTGACCGGCCGGGCCTTCATCAAGCAAGGCATCCTTGAAGTCCTGATAATCAGCGCCCAACAAGTCAAAGAATTTAACCATCAGTTTGTTTATCAAAACAGGTGTTTTGGGGTTCGGGATATTCGCTAATCGCCCTAATACCTGATCTATTATTCCCATTTTCCTGGTCTTCGAATATTCAACCTCTATATTTGACGATACGGGCTGGTAAACGTAATCCGCGTTCGGATCGAATATTTCTACCGCATCCATCCCTAACAGCTTTACAGCCGTGTCTGGATGCATAAAACGGTAAGACATTTGCAAAATCATCCAATACAAATCACACAGGAAGGAATACTCAAAGGTTAGCGCCTTGTAATTTGCCCTCATGTTAGTTCTTGCATCAGCGCCGGCTACTGCCGTTGCCGTAGTAGAAGCCATATCGGGAGTGTTACCCATTGTCGTGGTATATACTGCCATGACTTTTTGCATGCCGTTGATAAACAAACTTGTTTGCGCTAATGCGCCTTGAATGTTATCCCTGATCTGCAATTCTTGAAGGTCGTTGGTCGGGTCTTCGAGAGGGATAACGTGTTCCGGCTCAATGTAAATCTGGTCGTTATCCTCAGTGACGTATTTCTTACCCTTGAACACTGGCATAGTAGCCAGTTTTACGCGGTCGTTGGACATATTTATTGTATCATTAACGCCAATTTGCAATTCTCTTGCATATTTACCGTCCGACATCCCAACATCTTTGGTAGGGTGAATATAGCAAATACCTCTAATAATCGGTTTGTATGGGTCCCCTGCAGCGTCAATAAACGGTGTCGCCTGAAAACGGATTAGGACCTTTGTGGACCCGTGATAAACAACGGTAGTGATAGCCTCAATAAGTTCTGCGTTGTCCTGAATAGAGCCATCCTGAGCAAAGCCAGGCTTAATTTTAACGGGGTTTCCGTCCTCGTCCCTTGTAATGACTATTGCCCAAATCTTGCCGTATCGTTCCAGCACATCAAAAGGCTTGGTTACCGGATGGGTAACCTTCTGTGCTTGCGTCTCCTTGTTATAAGATTCCTTAGACGTTTCCGTTTCGGCAAGATAACCGTTTTCTTTCAGTTCCTTGATCTTTTTGAGGTTGAAATAACCATGCGACTTCTCATCCTCCTTCAAACCTTCATAAGTCTTTTCCGATCTAAGGGTAATCCACGGTTTTTCCTGAACAGAATAGCAATAAGTGTTGTCTGTAAACACATTGCGCGGGTCTAACACTTCAAAATTGAAGTGATCAATTAAAGGAACTGGCCTATAAACAGGCTTCCTCTCAATTACCGGTGCCCCGTATTCATCAAATGCGCCCGTATCAATATCTTCATATCCGAGGTGCTCCTGTCTTAACTTCTGCTCCCACATACAGGCAGCATAAACTACACCCGCAGTAGAATTGATCGTTCTTGCCCGGATGTATTTATGGTAATAGTACAACTTTCTGCGGTTCAATGTCTTGTTGATAAGCCTCTTTGCAGCCAAGCATTTTTCACCGTCATACTCTCCATCCCCTTCAAGGTAAATATCAACAAATTCACGTGAGCCGAAATCTTGAGAAGCCCATTGAGAGGATTCCGTCAGCACCATTGCCGCATATTCCGGCACAGATACATTGCTCATCCAGTCATATTCCTTCTCGTTGCGTTTGTTTTCCAGAAGGTCAATAACAGCCTCAAAATCAGCGTTATCTGACGATTGATTTCTTGCCGCTGTTTCATATTCCCGATAAACGAGGTCTGTAATATGGCCTTCTATGCTGTCATCGTACATTCTTATTCCTTAAATTTAAGGCTCTGTTCGCGCACTATATGGACAATGCGTCCATCATTATACTTTATCCGCAACTCACCAAAGAATTTATCGGTAATCAAACCCGTCTGCTGGAAAAACTCAGTCAATCTCTCTTCACTCTTTGCCGTTGGTTCACTCATAATTACGATTCAGGGCCATACCCCCCCCATATATCTGTCGTTTATATCTTAAACATAACCGGAGTTATAAGCTTATCCATTACCTTCCCACACTCAGGACAAACCACAATCTCGTCGTAATCTTCCAACTTTATCAATAACTCATATATCTTGACGCATTCTTTGCAATGATATGTATATAATGGCATCTATTCCCTCATCATGTTGCTTTAAAGTAATGCTTCGGACGCACTGGACCGCCACCACCACTTGCAAACCGCGCCTGAAATACCTCTGGCCTTTTCATCAACCCTTCAAGCATCGTACAAAAATGGCTCCATCTCTGCTGCGGCGTTTCCTTCTCCTCTTTTTCCTGTAAATTACTCCGGTTTGCCCATTCCCCACGCCGCCAATTCTTCATACTCAATATCGTCTGCGTGCAGTTATCCAAAAACCAAATCGTCGGCAATCGCTTACTTACCCCTTGCTCTTTGACAAAATTATTAAACGGAACTCCCACCTTTGCCGCATTGGCTAAACGCTTCCTTATCTCGTCACGCCCCTTCTGACTCTTTGTGTCCCACACAGCCCAGTGGCCACCCGTGCCTAAACCCTCTTTCCGATATTGCGCCATAATCCTATTCAAATCTTCCAACGAACTAAGACCAGTGTTCGGCTGTATCTTCGAAGACAACGGATCAATCAAATTCAACGCAAACCGATAATCGCCACTCCGTGAAGCTATAACTCGCGCTATCTCCAACGTTATCAACTTCTCAGGAGACGGATTAAACTCATTGTAAACAAATATCTCGTCCTCCGGCGATACCGCTACCCATCCAATAGCCCACGGTGTCGTCTCATGCCAGTCAATCCCCCTAAAATGCTTCCACTCATAAGGCATGCCATCAGGAAAATATTTCCCTCCAGAAATAACGTGAACCTTCGAATTGAACTGCTTGAATATCTTGCCCGGCAACTGCCGGAAAATC